TAAACAGTTTATTTAAGTACACAAACCATGACGATTTACAAGTTATTATAGTTGATAATGGAGGAAAAGGAGAAGTAGAAAATAGATTAGTGTTTGGAGATTTACCGATAAAGGTGATGAGTGTAAGTGATAACTTAGGCTGGATGAAGGCTATTAATCTGGTTTTAAATAATTGCAGTACTGATTACTTTTGTATGTTAAATGATGATGTAATTTTTCCACCTACAGCAAGTAACTTTTGGGGATGGCTAGAGTCACAATTAAAAGATAATGTAGTAGCTGTAGGCCCGTGCAGTAATTTTGTAGCAGGGCCACAAAGTTTAATGGATCTCAGTACACCTCTTGTGTTTTCTACTGATGTTCTTATCGGGTTTTGTTTAATGATTAAAACTCAATTATTAAAAGACTTAGGTGGATTAGATGAAAGCTTGCCGGGAGGTGATGACCTTGATTTAAGCATAAGGATACAAAAAGAAGGGCATACTATGCACGTAGATAAAAGAGCTTATTTGCATCACATTGGACAGCAGACAGGTAATAGAGTACATGAAGGTTTTTGGGATACTTCTTATCACCAAGAACTTGTTAATAATGCCTTAATAAAAAAGCATGGCCTTAAAAAGTGGTACAAAGCATTCAGTATGGGCTGGTCAGAACCGATCTTTAAGGATGGCCAATAGATGTCTTGCGTAGTTAAAGATAATTTGATATATTCTTATAATAGGAAAAGGGCTGAATGAAGTCACCTGGGTTATTTTATAACGCTGATATTCGTAATAACGGAACAGCTAGAAGAGTAAGTGAAGCGTTCTTTCGTGAAGGTTACGTAGAAACGGGAATGAAAAGGTACTCAAGACCTTTTCACAAAGATGTTGATTATGGAGCTCATGATTTTTGGTTGTTTGTGGATGACGGTAGAGATGACATTCCTATGGAACTTCCTAAAGGTAATGCACCGAAATGCTGTTATCTTATTGATACACACTTGGGGTATGATAAAAGGTTAGAGTGGGCTAAGTTATTTGATTATGTTTTTATTGCTCAGAGATCTGACATAGAAAGATTTAAAGCAGATGGAGTTAATAATGTTCATTGGCTTCCTCTTGCTTGTACTCCTAGTGTAGATCTAACAAGACAAGAATTAAAAAGTCATGTAGATCAATTAGAGAATTGGAAAAAAGAAGATCTAGATCCGAAGTTTGATGTAGCTTTTGTTGGCTTTCTAAATAGAGGGCATGTTGTTGACGGGTTACAAGAAGGAAAAGATAGAGTAGATTATTTACATAAAATCTTTTCTTTTTTCCCTAATAGTTGGCTTGCTTTTAATTGCTTTATGGTAGAAGCAGCTGTTCGCTATGCACGTAGTAGAGTTGGTTTTAATGTTTCAATAAAAAATGATTTGAATATGCGTTTCTTTGAGGCATTAAGTTATGGTACTTGTTTAGTAACTAACACAGATGTTGATGGAATAAAAGAAATAGGACTTAAAGACGGCATAGATTTTTTGGGCTACACAACACCAGAAGAAGCTATTAACAAGATTCAATGGGCATTAGATAATCCAATGGAACGCGAAAAAATAGCAAAAAGTGGTCATGGTAAAGTTCGAGATATGCACACTTATAATCATAGAATTAAAAATATTAAAGAGGTAATTTATGGATAGTATAGCTCTTAATGGTAGATGGAGTGCTACAGCAGCTGGAACTGATTCTGGTGCTACAGCTACTAAGGCGGCAGTTACTGATAAAGTTATTGTCACTGATCACGTAAGTGGTCACGTAGATGCTGATAGTACTGTGCAATTAAAAGACGGTTCTACTGTACTAGCAGAATGGAAAATAGATGTATCAGTAGAAGGTACTTCATTTAGTTTTACTAATCCTAGTGGATGGTTAGCAACTAGAGATGCAGCTGTTACGGCTGTTATAGCAGCTAGTACTTCGGATTGTCAAATTAATGCTACAGGGTTTACAATACAATGAAACCACACATGAGTAAAGGTTTAGAGATAGTATTTAGTGACGTAAGTTCTGATTTGGGGCCTGAGAAACATAAAGGTATGGGGCAGTTAGAACAGATAATCTGTCGACTGGATGCGATAGAAAAGAAGTTAAATATGAAGTCTGAAGGCAAAGAAGAAGAGTCTGAAGACCATTACGATTCAGTCATGTACGACTGAGAAAGGAAGGGCTGGTATGCCAGTTTTATTAGATGTTGAGAAAGAAGCAAAAGTTGGAGAAAGGGACTTAGAAACAGGAGTTCCATTAATTCTAACAAAAGAACAAGAAGGTGAAGTTGTATTTACGTCATACATTAGTATGAATAAAGACAGGGCTGATTGGCAACCAGAAGGTGAATGGTTGAAAGAAGTAACAACTGATTTAGCTTCTGGAACAAGAAGACAACCGAGACTTACAGTTCCCGGTATAGACGGAAGACCACGACCTGTGTCTATTGATGATGGTCTTATAATAGGACTCAAAGGAACAATGAGTCGTATAGTGGGTATTATGGGTGGTAGAGCTCCAATGAGTATGGAAGAAGTAGATGCTTTTATAGACGCTAATCCCGATGAGCAGATTCCCACTTTTCAAGAGTGGCAATTTCGTATTGCATATGTTAAGAAGACTAATGGGCCTGAAGCAAGAGCTAACATGCTAAAGAGTGAAGACAAGAAAAGAACAGAAAGTCAATCAGATATGTTTAAGGCTTTTGCTGAAATGTTTAGAATGGGTATGGCTCAACAAGGTGGACAAGAGATAAGTCCTGATGCACAAGCAATGCTTAACATGGGAATCGAAAAAGCTGGCGGGGGTAAGAAAGGAACCTAGCCTTGCATTATAAAAAAATAGTAGAAGAAATACTTGCATTTGCAGGACAAGGAACTGGAGGACAAGCAGAGACATTAGTAAAAAGAATGATTAATACTGTCTACTTTCGTGTGTTAGAAGAAGTAGACACTCCATATGAAGAACGTGTATTTACGGCATCTAGTGTGCAAAATCAAGCTACACTTGGCATGCCTTTAAGTGTGCGTAAAATTAAGAATATAGAAGATCCTACAACTCCGCGTATGTTAAGTGAGACATCTGCACGGAGTTTTGATCGTAGGGAAGCAGGTTCTACTGATACAGGAACTCCTTATGAGTTCTTTGTTGCTGAAACAAGAGGCACACAAAAGTATCCATCTACGAATGGAACACTTACTGTTAATAGCAGTAGTGCCTCAGATAGTGGTGGTAATTTTAAATTACGTGTTGAAGGATTTAACACTAATGGAGATTTAGTAACAGAACTTATTACTATGAGTGGAACATCTCTTGTAGCCTCTGCGAATAGTTATAGTTCTGCTTTAGGTGTTGAGAGAGTTGTTAAGGCTACATTTAACGATCAGGAATTTACGGGTGATATAACAGTTAAAGATAACGCAGGTAATCAAATTGCTTATATTCCTATTATGTACGATAGTCCTAATTATGTTACAATAGAATTTAACCCAATTCCAGGCTCGGCAATTACCTATAATGTACGTGCAGAGATGCGTGTTCCACCTTTAGTAAATGATTATGACTGGCCTAAGTTTGATGAGCAGTTTCATGATATTTTAGTTTGGGGTGTTACACAAGACTTATTAGCTGCTTGGGGTAAGGGTGATACAGCAGGTGCTCATAGAGTTACATTCGGTGAACGAATGGAAGAATTTACAGGAAGTGCTTCTTATGCTCCAGCTGCAATTCATGTATTCTCTAATATACAGAATGCACCTGGTTATCGCCAACGTCCAGGTCGGCCTTTAGTAAAAGGTGTAGACTTTGGATTAGCTTCATAGGAGCGATAAATGGCTATAGCAAGTAACTTAGTTAGACAAAACGTAAGAATATCACGACAAGCTGTTACTAGTCCTATTTTTAGAGTTAAAGGACAGCGTTCAAGATGGTTTTATCCTGACCAACGTCTTACACCTGAGCATTGCGAGAAGATGCTTAACATTGATATATCTGAAAGAGGTGTTGCCCACAGTAGGTATGGATATGAACCCTATACTGAATTTTCTTTGTCTGGAACATCTAATTATAATGGCTATTCTATAACAGGATTAAAAGAAGTAACGTACTCTAATGGTGACACAAGAAGAGTTGTTGTGGGAACTAGTTCAGCCACAGGAAGTGCTGTAACAGCTATGTGGTATGATCGAGGAGGTCGTGATGATTATACTATAACTAACTTAACAGGCAGTGATACTCTTACAGCATCTAATGATTTTAAAATTCAGTTTGAGTTTTTAAATAACAAGCTTTGGCTTTCTGATGGTGTTGGGCAATTACAAAGTTGGGATGGAGATTTGTCTAATAACTTTGTTAAGTTAGCACCTAAACTAGATGGTTCTTCGGGTAGTGATGTTTTTACTGCTTGTAAAGGAGTATTTGCTCATCAGAATCTTTTACTTGTTTATGGAACAACGGAAGGTGGAACTTACTTTCCTACTAGGCTTAGGTATTGTGATGTGGATAGAAATACTAGTGTACTGAATACAAATAAGTGGACATCTATACATAGAACAGAAGTTTATGATGGTGGCACAGCAATTATAGGAGCTGTTGATAACTGGGGAAAAGCGTTAGTATTTAAAGAAGATGGGTTATATCCAGGTGCTATTACTTATGATAACTTAGGCCATTTTTCTTATCAGCAAGGACAACCATTAAGAGGTTTTTCTCCTGCGGGTAGAGACTCTATAGTAGCACGCCCTGAG